TTAGTTTTTAAATTTATCAGTGTTGCAGCAACGTTTGCAAGGAATATAACCAGCCTGTTGTGCATCTTTAAGACTAATGCGCTTAGGATTTTCCAACCCTGAGCAATGTTGCAGGCTATGAAATTTATTGCTGTTTTCCGATATCCAAACGCGATCTTCTTGTGTAATATTAACGTTCAAAATTTGCCCGAGATAAGTTATATCCTGAGGAAAAATTTTACAATGTCTATTTAACTCAACATCCAATGTACGACTCAAGCGGCTATAAGGATTTTTATATTCAAAAAGACTAAGAACAAATAGTAATTTACTTAATCCACGGATAGGGACGGGTTCGTCCTCACCGAAAATTTCGTGTGAACGTAAAATGTTACTGCTTGTATAATTATATATGCGTCCGCCATGTGCAGACATATTGCGATAGTCCATACAAATAAACAAGGTATCCATCATCAGTTTGCATAATGCCTCTTCTGAAAGACCTAATTTTTCAGAATTATACAGATAAGAAACCATCAATTTCTTTTGGGGCATTTTGAATTGATCGATATAGTTGATTATTGTGGAAAAATAAATACTTTTGAATAATATCCATGGTGGTACAATTCCATATTTTTCCATATAATGATGAATTGGTTCTTTGTCAGTGGTTAAAGCCTCATTCATTGTATGAAGAATGCCGTTAAGAGAGAAGCGCTCTTTTCGCTTTCTCTTGTTTTGGTAATTACGATATTGTAGATAAGAAGAAGGATCTACCCCAAATGATTGAGCAATTACATTGGCAGCAATCTCTTTAATATGCTCTTCTAAATCCTGCATAGAAGCCATTACTGTATTACGTAGAGCTTTATCAAAAAAATATAGAGAAGATATTTGCTCAAAGCTTACACCATCGCGGTACATGATTGTATCATCGGATTTAAGAATATATGGGTCTCTATAACTTTTAATCAGATTGGAATAACCAAACAGTCTCAAGCCGGTAAGAGCATGATCTTGGTCATAGATAGTTAGATTTTGAGATATAAGCTTTTTCAACTGATCTTCAGGTGTTGAATAGTAGATTTTATCTCCCATGAATCATTGATCCTCCTTTGTATGCAAAAAGAGCCTTGGAATACAATTCCAAGACTCTTTCGCGACCGCACAGCAGTCATTCACTAATTAGTGACATTATATCATATGCAAAAATCTTGTCAAGTATTCTAAACAAAAAATATATTATGTAAATTGTTATTTTTGGAAAGTTGCACCGGTGCAACTATATCAGCTCCAACACAACTATCGAGTCGAAGTAGATAACATTATTTGTGTGCTCCGATCTCGATCATATCCACGGAGCATTTTCTGTCGTAGTCGCCATTGATGATATGTGCATACTCATGCAGATAAGATTTCTGGTTCTGCTCGAAGGACAGAGCATCGTTCAGGACGATGGTAAAGCTCATATCGGGATTTGCCACCACATAGGCTTTGATGCTGTATGGCAGCGTTGCCAGTACTGAATGGATATCCAATGTCAGCCACCTCCTCTGAATATGTATGAGCCTTGGTCATCCGTTCTGGTTGCTCATCCGGTCGATCATTTCTTTTACGAACTGGATGTCCTCCGGCTTCACCTTCCGGGAAGCATCGAAGAGGACCTTGTATTCCGGATTTTCAAAGAGAAACTGCGCCATATCTCTGGCATCTTCATTCAAATAATATGATGCAGAATCCGCAGATTGACTTTCTAATAAATCGGATTTTTCTATATGAAGCCAGTTGCAGATAGATTGAATTTTATCCATTCGAGGCATTTTCTTACCGTTACACCAATCAGATACGGTTGCAGAAGAAACGCCTATATATTTACAAAGATCTGCCTGGTTTTTACCGTTTATTTCCAAAAAATGAAGAAGGTTTTTGGAAAATACTTTTTTGTATTCTTCATCTGACATTTAATGCACCTCCATTTGCTATGATTATAAGCTAAAAGCGATGAAAAATCAATACAAAACACAAAATATTTAACTTTTGGTATTGACAGCTAGCTAAAAGCGAGTATAATGTAAAACAGAAAGGCGGTGATATTTACTTGAAAGTCTCACTTAAAGCATTACGCGTGAATGCTAATTTGAATCAAAAAGAAGTAGCGGCAATGATGAATATATCTCCGAATACGCTTATGAATTGGGAGAGTAACTATACTTCTCCAGATGTATTACAATTATCAAAGCTGTGCACAATTTATAAGTGTACGATAGATGATATTTTTTTGCCTGATAAACTAGCTAAAAGCTAGCACCACAGCAAAGGAGGAAGAGTAGATGACATGGATTCTTGCAATAATAGCAGCGATTTGTGCAGTGGGCTGGGTGTTTAGCTGGCTGTCGTTCAAAACATTGGCGCACTATTTTAAGGAAAAGGGATATCCAATGCCTGAGGAAAAGGATATCAAGAGAAACTCAGACAGCATAATAAAAGAAATTTTATCTAAACTCCAAGTTCTTTTTTTATAAGTTCCATTAAAATGGCGCTGGCAATCTGCGCTGCGGCTGAAACGGAAGAAGCCCCAATTTTAGAAAAAATGTTCTTTGTTTTATCCCATATATTGTCGGCACGAACTTCATCCAAAAATTGATGACCAGCGTATGTGAGATCAAGAACATAAATAACAGAAGACGAATAGGGATTGTGAACTGTTTTTGCATTTATAAAGTTTGCTTCTTGAAGTTTTAAGCAAGTGTATTCCAGTTCATCGTGCGAATAATTTTCTAATAGATTCTCTAAATCTTTGATTCGCAGTTCATGATTAAATGGTTGTTTTTCAACTTCAAGGAGAATAGAACGCATACAATCAAGATCTAATTTCATTGTGGAATCACTCCTTTGAATTTTATGAATTGTTAACTGAACATTATCAATTATAGAAAAAGAGGGTGGAGGATGCAAGGAATTTTACAGTAAAGGAGGCAGCAGGAATGAAGGAACCACATAAGCTTAAAATTGTGGCTTCAGATGAATCATCTTTCGAGATTTGGCTGGATGAAAAACAGATCCATCATGTAAAGGAATATGAACTGAAGAAAGTGGGTAAAGGAAATCTGGCGGAACTAAATCTGAAATTATTGGTTAGATATCCAACCCAAGAAAGTAATTCGTAGCAGCACGTTTTGCAAGTTCCATAAGAATAGAAAGCGAAGCATCAGCGGCTTTTGACTTTACTTTATTCCACAAGGCTTTAGTGCGAATATTGGACAGAAATTCATGACCAAGAGGTGTGAGATCTCCAATTAGAACTGTAGCACCTCCGTCGTAGTAATGGACATTCTCAATGAGATTAGAAGCACTGGCCTGCTTTATGTGGTAAACAATTTCTTCATGAGAAAATTCAGCTAAATATTCAGATTCAAAAGTATCTCGATCATACTCCCACGGAGTATCAAAATTACATTTTTCTTCAACGGTAAGAAGAATTCCACGGATACAGTCGGGATTAAGTTTCATAGCGTATCTCCTTAAAGTGTGACAAGTTATTGAAATTATTATAGGAGAAAACAAAACGTAATACAATAGAATATTCAAGAAGGAGGCAGCAGGAGTGATAAGACCGGATGGGACACAAAGTGCAAAAGTAATACAAGTGATTGAAACAAAATCTAAAAGAGGTATGGGAACAGAAAAAGACCCAGTACGTGAAGTTGTTCAGTACTGGGATTTCGAAGGAAATTTTCTGGCAGAGATGGATAAAGAACATTGTAAGCCACTCATTGAATATGACGCGAAGGTCGTCAAGGAGTCTATTTGCGTAGGAACTGTTCCGCATCCATAAAGGCAAGTTCTGAGTCGATGAAAGTTACCATTGCTGTGATAAAGGATTTTAGGTCATCAGTAGTATAACTCTCATGTTTCCTGGTGTAATGTGTTTCATCATTACCAATCCAGGCAGAAGCTTTTGCCAATGCCTTAATTCGTTTGTTATCAATATAGTCATTGATACATGGAGAGAGTTGTTTTGTTTTAATTGTTTCTTCGGACTCTGGGGACATAAGAATTGCAAAGTCTTTGACTAAGAATTCAAGAGCTTTGCGATACCCCATGCCACATATTTCTGAAAGACCCCATTGTTCTGCTTTTTCGGCCTGATTATATATTTCTACAAACTTAGGAGAAAGAGAGGAAATTCTATCAGAAAAATAGGAAACTTCTTCTCCATCAGGAACCAGACGTATTTGTGATAAACGATTAGTGGTTCCGGCAGATGGATAGGGGCATTGATAAACTCCCATAAAACAGGCCTCACAACTGTGACAAAAAAACAAAATAAAGACATAACAGTTGAGACTTTCTCGCTGAATATAGAACGATGTCAGAACTTGTGCATCTGTAGCTGTATCGCAGATAGGGCAAACTCCTGGAGTAGGGTATTCGAACCTGTATCCTGGTTCATTGGAGACAATATTTACCGGATTTATTTTTTTATACATTCATAACTCCACCTTTCAAATTAATTTTATCACAAGAACGGGGAGCTGCCAATGAACTATTTAAGAAGGGAGGAATAAGCAATGAGCAAAGTAGACGAACTGATCGATGCACTGGCTGAGCACATCAAAAAGCGTATCGATGAAGGTACCGACATGGAGAATGAGATTACCGAAAAGACAAAGGCTCTCGCAGAGCTGGTGTCCGCAAGAGCCAAAGGATATTAGGGAAGAAGGCAGCAGGAATGGAGAGAATCGATAGATTATATGCTCTGTTGGAGCGCGATGACATTGATGAGGACACCAAGGCAGCGCTGCGGTGGGCAATCTTCCAGTTAGAGAATGCAATTTAGACAACCATAGCACCATAAGCTGTAAAAAAGCAGTCAGGAGGTACATATGCGGATTGTAAATTTAATCCACATCGGGGACCAGGTATTGTCATTGGATGACATGGATCCCATGAAAAAGGCAGAGATTGCCTTACGGCTGAATGAACAGAGTCTGAAGACCCTGGGATATGCAGTCAAGAAGGAAAAAGAAACAGCATAACTGCAAATATCCGTGCCCTGTACGTGGTGTTACCCGACACCACACTCCCCCTTTTACACAATTAGCGTGTGTGTCCAGGCTTACCAACCTGGGCACCACGTAGAGGGCATGGACAAGCATAATAGATCACGTTCTGTGCGTGGTGTCATCTGACAGCACCACACCTCCGTATCCTGTGTCGTCACTGCTATAGCGGCATAGGATCGATCCTTTGGATCTTCTGTTCAAGTAGTGTCCGGCTCGGCGCCGGGCACCACGCAGAGAGCGTGATCAGAAAGGGCAAATATGAACATAGACGAAAGTTATTATGTAAGAGAAGTCATGAATAACAAGGACAGCGCAGAGTTCTGGCAGTCGGCCAATGAAAGCCTGGCTCAGTGCGTATATGAGCAGGTCAAGCGGGAAACCCCTGCAGCTAAACTCTATATATTTAGCGGTGTGCAGGTAATCACGACCAACCAGGCGCAGAAGGAAACCTTGCTAAGATTTCTCGAGATGGAAGAGGACATATGTAGCGCAAAAATCAATGAGATACAAGAGATAAAACGGCAGATAGAGGGGGAGAGTGCGGATGTATAAAGACATAGTGATATCGATTCTCGGGGCATTGCTGCTGGAGCCGGTATTTAAGACAACAGAAGTAGGAGAGCAGATCGCCATAATCATGGGTTTGGCGGCTATGCTTTTTATTTTTTGCCTTTTTTGTGAGGATCAGGTCGAAAAATGGCAGGAAAAGCGCCGAAGGGCACGGAATATGGAGCAGAGGATAGCGAAACTGAGAGGAGGTGGGATGCGTGAAAGACGAGAGAGTGCAGGAGATTATGGAGAGGTTGGAACAGACCCCAACAGAGCCGTTGATGATGCTGGTTGACCACGAGGCGCAGGAGGTTTTTCCGTATGTTCTCCGAAAGTATCAGGACGCACATCTGGTCATGATGAAGGGTATCCGGTACATCACAATCACCGATGATGCCATCCGGGTCATACTGGACCGCCTGCAGCGTGAGAGGGCAGATTTTAAACGCACAGTGGAGTACTACGATAGGGAGATCCAAAGCGTGGAGTACCTGCTGACAGGCAAAAAGCGGTACTACTGGTCACCGGATAACTACATAGTAGAGCCTGTCTACGCAGAGCAATAAAAAAGCCGGCATTTGGCGATGCCGGCCAGCTCACAGAGCTACGTATATAGACAAGATAATTGTAACTCTGTGGACTAAAAAAGTCAAGAAAAACGGGGCTTTTTGAAGCCCCTGCGCACTTGATAAAGATATTAAAGTTAGGATACAGAGACATGGTTAAAAGAAAGAAAATGAGATTGAAGCATGGGGATGTACTGGATGTAGAAGAGTACCATGACGGGAACTACGGAGGAAAGGGAAAGACCAGACAGAAGAAGGAGAAGCCGACCAAGGAACAGGTGAGATTGATCAACCGGAGGAATAAGGCGAGGCTGTGCCGGTGGAGACTGATACAGTACTTTGACCAGGGAGACCTGTTTATCACATGGACTTATGCGATGGAGAACCGTCCGCCAGATATGGCAGGAGCACTGAAGGATTTCCAGAAGGCGATGGCAAAGGTCAGAAAGATCTATCGGCTGAGAGGAGCACCGCTCTACTGGATCCGCAACATTGAGCGTGGAACCAAGGGAGCGTGGCACATCCATCTTGTGATCAAGCAGACACCAGAGGGTGATGCGGCTGCCATTGTAACCAAGGCATGGACCAAGGGAGGTACCTACGTGGCGGAGATCCGGAACAGCAAATTTAACGGGGATGACATGGAGTTACTGGCAGCCTACCTGACCAAGGACGAGCACACGGCGGAGTCCCGGGCGAACGGCACACCGGGCAAGCCCAGAATTGCGGAGTCATCTTACAATACCAGCCGCAATATGCCACTTCCGGAGCCGAAAGAGGACAAGCTGGTCCGATGGAAGCCGGAAGTCAAACCGCCAAAGGGATATTACATAGCACGGATCCATGAGGGCATCAATCCGGTCACAGGATTTTTGTACCGGAGTTACACGTTGATCAGACTTAAGAGCACCGAGCGGAAGAAACCGCCGAACAGGGTAAGGAGGTGTTGATAAATTGGAAAATGAATTGAAAGTAGTGGATATCTTTATAGGCACGACTCTCCGGGGATCTGCAAAAGGATCCGGCCGGGTGATGTATATTATGCGCACGAAGAGAAAGAACGGCAGTGACTACGAAGCTACTCCGCAGATTGCCGAGTATGACGACACCACGGAGAGCGCATCCGTCCTTTATGCCATCCGGGATGCACTGCAGCGTCTCAACTATGCTTGCACGGTGGTGATCCACACAGAGTGCAGCAATGTGGCAGCAGCCATACAGCAGCACTGGCCGGAGAAGTGGAGAAGGGACGGATGGAAGAGCGCCAGGGGAAACGACGTCAAGAATGCTATCCTATGGGAAATGGTCCTGCAGGAGGTTGAGGACGGAGGACATATCCTGCTCGCGGAGAGCGAAAAGCACGAATATGCGGAGTGGATGCGGTTTAATCTGCCGCTGAAGCGGGCATTAAAAGACATTTTTGCAGATGTATTGAAAAACTAACAGCATGAGTAGAGTACTCATATTAGAGACGATTTTGTTAACGTCAACAAAACATGGAAAATATAACAATTTGACAGAAAAACAGTCGGTTACAAGGTGAAACCGACTGAACTGGTAAAGAAAATTTACAAGTTGCACCGGTGCAACCGGGGAAAGGAGAAAAGATGGAGAAGAAATTTGGAGTTTTTAATACAGTAGAGGAGTTGAACAGGGCAGCAGCCGCCCAGAAGGAAGAGGGAGACCTGGAAGCGCTGATCGGGATCGCTGTTGAGAACGGACTGGAGAAAGAAGATGCCGAGGAGTACATGGAGAGCGAGGACCCGGAAGACTTTCTCTGTAATGCCACGATGGCGGCCATCGGCAAGCTGAACATGGAGGAACAGGACCTGCACCTTGAAAGTCAAATGAAGGACTGGAAGGACTTTATCGTACAGATGCTGACAGACTATCCGATGGATCATCCGGAGGACGGTGCTGCGTTGGCAAATGCTGTATTTGCCCCGGGCAAGCAGTTACTGGACGTGCTGGCCGCCGGACTGAAGATGGCATCGAAAAACCGAGTAACGGTTGACCGGAGAATCACGAAGGCAGCAGGACTGCCGGAGAGTGCCGGACAGATCGGGATGTGCAGCCGGGATGATCTGAAAAAGATCATCTTGGATTATTACATGGGAGAAAAGAAATGATCGTATACAAAGCAACGAACAATGATATGACCTGCACGATGGGGCAGGGAACATTCCAGTATCAGTTGGGCGTACCGGCTACAGCAGAAAAATCAAAGTGCGGTGATACCGGTCTCCATGCCTGCGAGTATGTACTGGACTGTGCGAGATACTATGGACTGGGTAGGGATCACCGGTATTTTAAGGCAAAGGCAGAAGGAGACATAGCGGAAGACGGCAGTAATACACGCATTGCATGCACGAGGCTGACATTGTTGAAAGAACTGACCAACCGTGATATCGCCAAAGAAGCCATGCTTTACATGATACATCATCCTCGCCGGGATAATTGGGAAGCGTCTAACCTTATGGTGCAGGTAAAGGAGAACACAGCAGAGATCAGAATCCCCGACGGGATCGCCATTGCCAGGGGAATCCATCCCAAAGTAAGCGGCTGTGACGGAGCACACCTGGGGCTGATCCGGGAAGAAAAAGGAAAGATCACGGCGGCCAAGATTTTTGATGTGGATGGAGTCTATATCCTGCCGGGCGTGTGGTACACGCTGGAGGACCTGGCAGAAGCAGAGAGGAGGCAGCAGTCATGAAGTGGACAGAAATACTCAGGGCGCCGATGATACCGGCAGATGCAAAAAGAACTAAGCAGATCACATTCCAGACAACGGAGAATTACCTGATCCTGGATGTGTGGAGGGGCGGAAATAATACCTGCCGTCATGCGATCAACCTGAAAACATGGGAGTACGGCACCTATTATCCGGATACCGGCATAAAGCAGGCAACAAATATCAACAGCTGTACAGATAACTACGAAAGAAGTCAGTGGGATTACCGGCTGAAAGAGAAAGAATGGCTGACACCGGAGCAGATCCGGAAACTGGATAGTCTTACCAGAGAGAAGAAGGATTGGGTAAAAGATGTACTGCAGCGCATAGAGCGGATGGAGACGGACTATAACGCAGAAAAGCGGGAACAGGCCAGAAACAGCAAAGAAGAGCGCATTCGCAGACTGATGAGCAAATGTCCGCGTCCGGGGAAGGAAGTATATGACTGGATCACAGAGCAGATGGTAGGGGATCTCCAGTATGCCTTTTATGACAAGCAGAAAAAGACCTGCCATTGTACGGCCTGTGGTGGGAATTTTCCGGAAGAGGCAGCAGGCATCCCGGTAAAGCACAGGAAGCAGATCACCTGCCCGCTGTGTGGACATACACTGACCGTGGATAAGAGAGCGGATTTATTAATCGTTGCAACAGACTGGCTTACCATGATCCATGACGTGGATGATAAACAGGGAGTGGAGCGGCACTTCAAGGTGACCGTAGAGTGGGACAGATACGGAACAAGAACCACGGAACTGGAGGAGCACATCCGGCTGATGATGCTGCGGAACACAGCAAAGGATATCATGAAAATTTATTACTATGGGAGCCAGTACTGGCCGGGATGGAGCACAGGAAATAACAGCAGCCGTCGGTGGCACAGCGCCTACCTGTATCCGGACACAGAAGGTATTCAGGCCGGATTACAGGGTACGGCATATGAGGCATGGACAGATGTATTTCCGAAGCTTGCCCAGATGGGAATAAAAGCGCACTATAACGGTCTCATGGCGGAAAGTAACAGAGAGTTTACCGGTATCGCAGAATATATGGCAAAGGGACGCTTTAACCGCTTGCTGGATGAACTGTCACAGTGCATCACCTACTGGGGAGGATATTCTGGGAAAACGATTGATGTATCCGGGGAAAGCGTAGAAGAGATCCTGCAGATAGAGGATAAACAGCTGATCAACCGTCTCAGACAGGCAGACGGCGGAATGTGTATGCTGCGCTGGCTGCAGTGGTCCGACCTCAACAAAAAGAAGCTGTCAGAGCAGTACATATCCTGGGCAGAAAAAAATAAGATCGAACCGGATAAATATCTGCAGTCGGAAGCGGGAAAATACCTGACACCGGAACAGTTAATGAATTACATCAACCGGCAGAAAAAAGAAAGCTATCCCAGCAGAACGATAGCGGGAGTCTGGGATCAGTACGAAGATTATCTCACCATGGCAATGAATTTAGGGAAACACATGGAGGATGCTCTGGTGCACCGTCCAAGAGAATTGAAGAGGCGGCATGATGAAGTCAATGCAGAGATGGAACTGCGCAGGGAAGAAATCCAGCGGAAACGGGATGCAAGAGAAGCGGCAAGACAGGCGCAGGAGATGAGGGACAAGTATCCCGGGTATGAAGATATCCTCTCTGAGATCAGTGCGAAGTTTGAATATCAGAACGACACCTATTGCATTGTGGTTCCGAAGAACTTTATGGAGATTACTGCGGAAGGAATGGCACTGCATCACTGTGTAGGCAATACAGAGCGGTACTTTGACCGAATTGTCAGCAGAGAGACATATATCTGCTTTCTGAGGCAGCAGTCGTCCCCGGACAAGCCTTTTTATACTATCGAGGTAGAACCGGGCGGGACCATCCGCCAGCATCGCGGAGCATACGACGAGGAGCCGGGCATTGAGGAGATAAAGCCGTTCTTGCGGGAATGGCAAAAGGTGATTCGTAAGCGTATGAGTAAGCAGGACCATGAATATGCTGCACAGAGTGAGATCCTGCGGCAGAAAAATATAGAAGAGCTGAAGGCTAAGAATAATACCGTGGTCCTCAAAGGACTGGCGGAAGATCTGATGGAGGTAGTTTAAATGTATTTTGCAGACATAAAGGGCAAACAGCATGAAATTAATAGAGTGGCAGTAAGGGAACGAGGGATATACTTGTTCAGATTTCAGACAGACGGGGATATAAAATGGGCGCATGCAAGAGTAGATAAGATCGACGAAAGCAAGATAATGTTTCGGACGTGTGCGGGAAGACCTGCAATCATAGTACCTATAGATGACGTGCTGGAAGTACACGGCGGAGAGTCCAAGGTGGAAGAATTCGGGGAAGATATCATGTTGAGTCTGATACGAGGAGAAATTTATTCAGAGAGCACCAAAAGTATATTAAAAGGAGACAGGTAATGGAACATATCATTTATCAAAAAACATATCAGGAATATAAACAGGAGCTGGATGCAGTCCTCACCCGGACAGCAGAGGACTTTGTACAAATCGGTTATCTGCTCAAGGTGGCCAGGGATACAAATGTACTGGAAGAGAGCGGATATGCGACTGTAACAGACTTTGCCAAGGCAGAATATGGCATAGATAAGACGCAGGTAAGCCGTTTTATCAGCATCAATGATAGATTTTCAGAGGATGGCTACTCTGATCATTTGCTCCCGAGCTACAAGGGATTTGGGTATGCAAAGCTTACTTTGATGCTGCAGATCCCGGACGAGATCAATGAGGCACTTCCACCCACACTGTCCAAGGCGGAGATCCAGGACATTAAAGACGAGGTGGATGCGGAGGACAAGGTCACGGACATCGAGGTCGAGATAGAGCGGGCGGAGGCAGTAGCCGTAACGGACAAGCCAATGCTTCCGCCGGAGGGATCGCCGCTGTACCGTAACCTTTGGCAGTTGGGTAAGGAGCAGGAAGATCTCTTCCGGAAGCTGTGGACGATCTGCAACACAGACATGCATCCGCTTAATACATACATTATGGATGCCCTGATACCGCAGGGAGACGCAGTCTATACCGTCCGTATCCCGGGAGAACGCCGTACACAGATCATTGTAAATCCTGATGGTGCAAAGCTAATCAATATGAAAACAATGGAGCGCCATGAATATGCACCACAAAAAATCTGCCTTGAGGTAGATTCCCTGTTTCTTGGAGGCAGCAGTCCTGAGGAGAAGTACAAGATGTTATATGGCGAGGACTTAACACCGGAAGAACCGGAAATTGCACCGGTGCAACCGACCGACTCTCCGAAAGAAAAGAAACCGGAAAAGCGCAAGGAATCCCGTGTAACCAAGGCAAATACAGAGCCGAAGAAAAAGACCATGGAACCGGAAAAGAAGCCTGAGCAGATGACCATTCCGGGAGCTGAACCGGATCCAGCAGAAAATGAACCGGAAACACAGGTAAATGACACGGCTTGTGTGGATTCCGACACGGTGGGCAAGGAGTTTGGCACGGATAATCAGAATACCGAAGCCATGGTCACGGAAGAACAGGTACCGGGGCAGACCGACATAGAAAAAGACTTTCCGCAATACTGTCCGGACGAGGGTGACAAGAGAGACGCTTACCGTAAGTCCATCCGTGGCAGCGTGGAGAACCTGGTACGATATGTCGAGATGGATCTGATCAGCGCCGCCAGACAGCAGCTGTCCGATATCGCTGGTTATCTGGACCGTCTGGAAGAACTCAGCAAAGGGGGCGGACAGGATGCCGAAGATGTCGAAACAGGCGAGAGCGAGGGAGTTTAATGCCGCCTCTCGTCAGAGCATCAAGGAGCGGGATCTGTACCAGTGCATCTTTTGCCGTATGGGATATCACATGGAGGACGTCACCTGGTACGGACAGCAGCTGCAGAGCATCATGCACTACATACCGCGCTCCCGGGGTGGTCTCGGGATCCCGCAGAATGGTGCATTGGGCTGCCAGAGTCACCATGAGATGCTGGATAACGGAAACAAGGGCAGACGGGAGGAGATGCTGCAACTCTTCCGAGTGTATTTGCAGGATCATTATCCAGACTGGAGCGAGGATGCCCTGACCTATAACAAGTGGGGATGATGTATATACAAATTTGTATATACACGAAAGGAGCGCAGAGATGAAAAGCAGAACAATAAGCAAGATCATCCGGATGACGCCGGAGGAAAAGCGGCGACTGGAATACTGCGCCGAAAAAATGGCAAAGACCGAGACGGAGATCCTGATTGCAGGAGTGAATAATTACTATGCTGCCGTACAGAAAGCACTGGCAGTCCAGAAAAATCAATAAGCCTTTTGGATAAAGTGAATCACAATAGACACTGTAAACGAAGCCACGGGGCGGCCGCTGATACCAAGAGGCAGCAGTCGTCCAGGAAGGAGACTACAATGCAGGAGTATAAGGACTGGGACGGCAATCTTCTGCCGGATCCTGCGCCGCGCATCCATAATGTACATATAGGCACTATCATCAAAACAGAACACAAGATCATCGAGGAGCCGCTGGAGACCCGCGGACGGGGACAACACCGATTTATCAGCGAGACCAGGGAATACGAGGTAATAGCGGTTTATCCGCATATGGTCCAGACCAGAGATTGCAAGACAGGCTTTACAAGGTGTTTCTCCTACGGTGAACTCACAACAATGGGACTGCAATGGCAGGGAAAGGAGATGGCAAAATGATAAAAATGGTTGAATTTGATGAAGGAGTATGGGTGCCGGAAGAATGCTGTACCATGACGAATCCACTTACAAGCGGAGGAGAAAGTATCCCGGATGATGTAGAGATGCCGTGTGAGGGATCAGAGTCATGTACAGGTGACTGTGGTAATTGCATAATCCAAATAATTATGAACGAATATGCGTTGTACACAGGACAAGTGACGGATCAGGTTGCTGGACTTATGGATATTACTCCAATTAGCGACGCAATAGAAGAATTGAATAGCTGGCATTGCTGCCCTGTGGCAGATGAGACTTATGCAGCCGCACAAATGGGAATAAAGGCTCTTAAGAAGCAGATTCCAATGAAAGTCTGCGAGATCCATGTGGACGAATACATCTGCCCCAACTGTTTAGAGGAAAACGGATGCAATGACGCAGAAGTGAGCGATGAATACTGTCCGAAATGTGGACAGAGGTTAATAAGCTAACTTAGGATTTAATGGAGGTAGAAAAAATGTATAAAGCAACAAATATTGATACGGACAAGGCTCTCAAAGCAATCAATGATTCAAGAGCAATACAGGAAAGAGCATCACAGCTTAGATCGGAAAAAGAAAGATCTTACATGGAGGGACTGAACAAAGGACTTGATATTGCTGAAAGCCTTTTTGAATGTTCAAATTATGAGAAATCAGCGCAGGAGGCAACTTATACAGATGGTGTCTGCGAGGTACTCTATGAACTTGGAAAAGAACTTGATATACCAACTCAGGATATAAGAGATAATATTGCATCGGTAGATGAAGCCTGCGCTCTGTTTGCAGACAGGATTCGGGAAGCAATAGCAAGAGATAAGGATCAGTAAACTGAAATATTAGGATTTAGTGGAGGAATGCTATGGATAATGAGATTATTTTCTTCGATTTGGTAAGAATCGAGCGAGGAAGAGAAAAGCTTTGCAAATGCAATCCACCTCATTACGAGGTCGATACGGTAAACAGGATTGTAAGCTGCCAAGATTGCGGTGCTACAATAGATGCCTTTGATGCGCTGGTTACACTGGCTAAAAGATATGAGCAGCTGGAGGATGCACAGCGAAAAATGCTATCTAAAGCCAAGCTATACGAAGCAATGGCAGATGCGGAATTCAAGCGGATGAGGAGGAATAAAACATTCCGGGACATGGACGAGAATCGCAGAAAAGGTTTATATCCTATATGTCCTAAATGTGCGGAAGTGATTGATCCGGCAGATATCCGGGAATGGACAGTGCATCTGGAGTAAACCTGAAAGTTAGTGAAGGAGAGCGGAAATGTGTGATTTTTGCGAGAAGTATGCAAATGTAAGCGGCAAACATGGAACTATTAGGCTGGGAGCAGAAAATTATATGCTCTTTGCCAATAGTGAAAACGAGCCGATGGGAGCAATAAAAATAAAAATCTGCCCGCTGTGCGGCAGAGAATTGACGGCCGATGGGATAAATGGGATAGTTAGTGAAGGAGTGATAGAAAAAGAGTAATAAGTATCATACACAATTTTAGAGCCAACTGCAGAGGAGCCTGCAATCGTAACCAATAAAACAGCGGTAGACCATCCAACCAAAGATATCATCTACCGCTCAACTGCTTAAGGACATCATACCATAATGTGATACCTTAGGCAATACGAAAGAGGTGCGAGTATGACCAAAAATGACCTGATCAATGATGTTGCCTATGAATTACGAGATACCATGACACGAGAGCAGATCGACCGCATGAAGATTACGCTTTACGTAAAATTGCAGGACTTTGAGCTGGCAGAGATCAAACAGCTGCCTATGACTATTGAGCATGACAATGAGTGGTTAATGCAGAGGTACTGCGTGGACATGGTGGCAGCAGGACTCCATGCAGGCACGATCAAGAGCTACATCGGAGTCATTAAAACGTTTTTTGACTTTGTTGGAAGAAATTATAAATATGTGACAGCACAGGATATCACAGATTACCTTGCTATCAGGAGTTACCGGGATCATATCAGCCAAAATTATAAGTCCACCATATACCGGTATCTCTGCACGTTCTTCGGCTGGGCATTCCGCAAACAGCACATCAAGAATAATATCATTGATGGCGTTGATCGTGTTAAGCAGGTGAAAAAGAAAAAGGTTCGCCTGACGGATGAGGAAGTGGAAACTATCCGTTATGCATTGCAGACACCCAAGGAAAAGGCTTTGTTTGAATTGATGATCTGTACCGGCATGCGTGTAGGTGAAATCTCTTACCTCAACGTGTCAGATATTGATCTGACAAATAAGCAGGTATCAATTTATGCCGAAAAAACGGATACCTATCGCACAGGAATGCTCACTCCAGTAGCTGTGATGGCATTGAGAAATTATATCGGTGACAGACCTGGAACTGATCCGCTGTTTTTGGCAGATCGGGCACCGCATAACAGAATGAAAGAGTATGGAATTGAAAGGCTGGCTAAAGAAATGGCTGTCCGTGGCGGAGTAACCAGGATAACAGCAACCGTGCATGTGTATCGTAAGACATTTGCAAGTGTACTGTATCGTAAGACAGGGGATGTATTGCTGGTAAGTAAATTACTGGGACATGCAAAGCCGGACATGACAGTCCAGTATTACCTGATAGATGACATCGAAGAGATGCAGCACAAATATAACAGAGTAGCATAGTAACCGCACCGGAATTGCACCGGTGCAACAGAAAGGAGAAAGCATCGATGCAAAGAATTAACAGAGCAAGCTGGCGGATTATCGAAACTATATTATTACGGTATCCCCAACGCAAGAAAGAATATGAGGAGTACATATCGGACATTATGGCATCACCGGCGGGAGGCAGCAGTCGTCCGTCGGATCCTGCCAAGGAAAGAGACAAGGCACAGTCTGTCACAGAGGCAAAAGCCCTGAAGATGACATCCGTATACCATGAACGGATCAAGAAAGAGATTGAGGCAGTGGAATTTGTATATAATTCTCTTCGACCAGAAGAACAGAAGGTAATCCGGATCAGGTACTGGAGTAAAGGTCTCAGAGCACCGATTCCCTACCTAAAAATCGGTGGTGCCTCGTACAGTGAGAGACAAATGAAGAGGATAGTTTTTAAGACTATAGAACAGATTGGAAGGTATATTGGGGAGTTAAAGTAAAAGATGGCATGATTTCGCATGTCAAATGTGATAATATAGTATCGTGATAAATTAGTGACAGGGCAATGCAGATAGCTGCGTTGCCTTTTTTCGTGGAGTTGCACCGGTGCAACTTTAGAGAGATGGTGAGCAGATGGCAAAGGGCAAATATAAATATTGGCTGACACCGGAAGGCTTACTAAAGCTGGAAGGATGGACAAGGGATGGACTAACAGAAGAGCAGATCGCTGGTAATATGGGAATCTCCAGGTCTACATTAAATGAATGGAAAAAATTGTATCCGGACATTTCGGACACCCTAAAAAGGGGAAAGGAAGTTGTGGACCTGCAAGTAGAAAATGCGCTCTTGAAAAGGGCACTGGGATATCGGTATACAGAAGACAAATATGTAAGCGTTCCGATGGAGCAGGAAGAATATAGTCAAAAGCTATTTGAATATATGAATCGCTACAAACTGGAGCATCCGGAGGCAACAGATGATGAGCTGATGCTTGTAAGAGAGAAGTTTCCCAAAACAAAAGAAATGCTTGTGGAACGAAAAGTAAAAGAAGTAGAGCCGGATACCACAGCCCAGATATTCTGGTTGAAGAACCGAAAACCGGATAAATGGAGAGATAAACAGGATGTCCAGATCTCCGGAGAACTCAAGTCCGAACAGAGTAAACTGGATGACCTGATCAGACAGATGCGTGGTGATGGGTAATGAGCGCAAGTAAACTCCTGCTGTCAGAGAAATACAAAGCATTCCTGAAATGCGATGCTCCGGTGGAATTTCTGGAAGGAACCACGGCGGCAGGTAAAACGACGGTAGGAATCTTCAAGTTTATGCTTAAGGTAGCAGAAAGCCCCAAGAAGCTTCACATCATTGCTGCGGATGACACCGGAACTGCTGAGAAGAACATCATCAACAAAGACCTTGGTATACTGGATGATTTTGGCATTCTGGTGGAATATAACGGCAGTGGAACCAAAGACGATAAGATTCCACATCTGATTCTGCATACTGGCAGGGGAGATAAAGTCATTTATGTGCTGGGCTACGGTAATAAGAAAAAGTGGAAGAAGGCCCTGGGAGGACAATATGGCTGTCTGTACATAGATGAAGTAAATACCGCAGACATAGATTTTGTCAGAGAAGCATCCATGCGATGTGATTATCTGATGGCAACACTAAACCCAGACGATCCGGGACTGCCGGTGTACAAAGAATATATCAACTGTGCACGTCCTCTTCCGGAATGGAAGGATGAGACACCACAGGAAATCATAGAGGAACTGAAAGAAGAGCCAAAGGACGGATGGATCCATTGGTTCTTTTCTTTTAAAGACAATGCAGGCCTTCCACCGGATAAACTGCAGATGATCCTGCAAAACACACCGAAGGGAACAAAGATCTGGAAAAATAAGATCCAGGGTCTCCGCGGAAAAGCGACAGGGTTGGTATTCTCCAACTTTGTCAGAAAGAAACATGTTGTTACTGCTGCATGGGTGAAGAAACAGATTGCAGATGGGAAGATCCGTTTCAGGAAGTTTACGGCCGGACTGGATACATCATATTCCTCAAAATCTCCGGATACCATTGCAATGATCTTCCAGGGCATTACGGATGACCGCAAGCTGATCACACTGGCTGAAATGGTGTATAGCAATGCTGATCTCAGTGTGCCGTTGGCACCATCTGACACAACGGTAAAGTTTATAGCTTTTCTGGATAGATGCAGATCGGAATGGGGATTTGCAAAAGAATCCTTTGTTGACTGCGCGGATGCGGCGACAATAACAGAACTTCGGAAGTATAAGCGCCTGCATGGGTGCCTTTACAATTTCATTGAGTCCTACAAAAAGGTAACAATACTGGATCGTATCAATTTACAGCTGGGATGGATCCAGCAGGACTGCTATCTGGTAGTTGAGGATTGCACAAACCATATCTCAGAATTGGAACGCTATTCATGGGACGAGGAAGAGGATGTCCCGGTACCGGAGGATAAGAACGACCATACGATCAATGCAAACCAGTACGGATGGATTCCATACCGGAATATGATCGGATTCGAGGAGGATAAACAGAGGTGAACCTGATGGAAAAGATAAATGAGAATATCAAAAGAGGCATACGGAGCTGGCTGAATGTTTCTCAGGCGAATCCGTATGTGTTCAATATCAATGAGATGATGGATTTCGAGGGGAATGCGATCCGAAACCGCATCTGGTATCGAGGTGACAGCAACGAACTGGAGCAGTTCTATGAGCAGAACGCAGAATATGCAGATAAATATAAATTCTGGTCCAGCAAGAGCACACCGGGGCTGGAAATGCGCAAGATCCACACAGGCCTTCCGGCGCTTACGGTGAGAACTCTGGCAGCAGTAGTCCTTCCGGATATGGGGGAATTTGAATTTTCCTCAGAGAACGAAAAACAGAAACAGATATGGAAAGACATTGCAAAGCCTGAGAATAATAACTTTGCCGACAAGGTAGAGGATGCAATCAAAGAGGCGCTGTATATCGGAGATGGGGCTTTTAAAGTGTCCATTGATACAGAGGTCAGTGAATATCCGATTTTAGAATGGTATGCTGGGGATCGTGTCGAAATCATCCGGAAAAAGGATAAGGTCAGGGAAGTGATATTTAAGACACCATACAGCGGAGGTGGCAAGACATATGTGCTCAATGAGATATATGGATATGGGTATGTAAATAACGAGCTTTATCTGGACAACAGAAAGGTACCGCTGACTACATTACAGATCACCAGCTCACTGGAAAATGTGACCTTTGATAAAAGCGTTATGCTGGCGGTGCCTATGATGTTCTACAAGTCGGCAAAATATGAAGGACGAGGTGGAAGCATCTTTGACGGAAAGGTGGACAGCTATGATGCGCTGGATGAAGTATGGAGCCAGTGGATGGATGCGCTGAGAGCAGGAAGAGCCAAAACATATATTCCGGACTGTCTGGTCCCGAGGAATCCGGAAACAGGAGCTGCGATAACACCGAATCCGTTCGATAACAGATATTTTGCAGCAGAAGGAGACCAGCGCGAAGGGCAGAAAAACGTAATCAGTACAGACCAGCCGAGCATTCCTCATGACAGCTACCAGGCTTCCTACTGTACGGCTCTGGACCTTTGCCTGCAGGGGATCATCAGTCCTTCTACACTGGGGATTGATGTAAAAAAACTGGATAATGCAGAAGCGCAGCGTGAAAAGGAAAAAACAACGCTGTACACAAGAAATATTATCGTGGAAACTCTTCAGACAGTATTGCCGCAGGTAGTATCCATGTGTATCAACGCATATCACCTGATGAAGAATGAGGCAGTGGAAAGTGTAGAGGTAAATCTCCCATTTGGAGAATATGCCAATCCTTCATTTGAATCGCAGGTGGAAACAGTCGGTAAGGCAAAGCAGAGCGGAATCATGAGCATTGAGCGCTGTGTGGAGGAACTATACGGTGACAGTCTGGACGATGATTGCAAACGAGAAGAAATCGCAAGGCTCAAGGCAGAGCAGGGGATTCAGAACATTCCGGAGCCGGAGATCAGAACGGATGCAGGAGAATTCAGGATAAACGGATTTACTGGAGGTAGTGATGGAAGTAAAGGTAGCGAAAAAAACATACCGGATGAACCGGGAGGAGTACCAGGGGCTTCTGAAGGTGGCCAGTGAGCAGGTTCCGAAAGGAATCTATGCAGTGGAAAAAGGTAATTATGCGGAACTTCGCTGTGATCATTGTACCAGCGTCACGCAGATCAAGACATTGACCAGACAGTTCAGAAGCCAGGGATTCAAGGTATATGCAAACGGCAGGTGATTAGATGCCTAAGATAAATTCAGAATATGACATTGGAGCAGCATTCGAAGCTGTTGAGAATGAACTCATTGCTTCCATGATCCGGAACATGCGAAGACATAAGATTGAGGAAATCGATGAGGACAAGCAATGGTCCATGTGGCAGACAGAGCAGCTCCGGGCACTGGAAAAGTACAGAAAAGAGAATCAGGAGCGGTTCGGTGCGAAATTCAAGGATATCAATAATCGAATCGAAGCACTGATAAGTACTGCTAGGGATGAAGGAGATATGGATCAGGAGATAGCCATACTGGAGGCTATAAAAAAAGGCTTCCCGGCAAGAAGAGTAAGTCCGGGAGCATCGGCGGCATTCTTCCGGTTGAACCAGAGGAAGCTGGAGGCGCTGATCCGGGTGACCACATCAGACATGGAAAAGGCTGAGACCGCTGTTTTACGTATGGCTAATGACCAGTACCGCAAGGTTATCTTCAATGCACAGGTATATGCAAACAGCGGAGCCGGGACCTATGAGAAGGCGGTGGACATGGCTACAAAGGACTTTATTGCCGCCGGCCTCAACTGCGTGGAATATGCCAATGGATCCAGGCACACACTGGCAGACTATGCGGACATGGCAATACGGACAGCCAGTAAGCGTGCATACCTGCAGGGGGAAGGGCAGAAAAGGCAGGAATGGGGGATATCCACGGTGATCATGAATAAGCGTGGAAATCCCTGCCCCAAGTGTTTACCGTTTGTTGGTAAGATACTGATCGATGATGTATGGAGCGGTGGAAGCGCAAAGGACGGACCATATCCCCTGATGAGCTCGGCAATAGCAGCGGGGCTTTATCATCCACGGTGTAAGGATAGCCATACGACATATTTTCCGGAACTGGAGGATCTGGACAATGAATACAGTAAAAAAGACATAGAGGATATTGATGAACAGAACAGAAAGGAAGCCCGACAGCAATATGCAGAGAGACAAGAGAAGAAATTCCACAGATTAGCGTTATTTTCGTTGGATCCAGAGAATAAAAGCAAGTATCGTGCTAAGGAAAAAGAATGGAGTCAGGAAACCGAAGTCCGGTATAAAGTTCCTGATGAGGTGAAAGTGCCGAGATCGGATACTCCGCAGATCATGATCGATTTAGTGGATCAGTACACGAAAGATGAGTGCATCAAGATAGATGAACTGTCAGAACATGCATTTTCATACGATCCAGATACGGATATGATAATTATTAATCAGAAACATCCCTTATATGATGAGGAAAATTATAAGGCTGTACTGGTCCATGAAATAGCCCATAGAATCGACCATAATGAATATGGTAGTCCTATGTATGCTGAATTTGTAGAGTCAATAAAGAATACAGAAAAAGGAGTATTGCAAGAAAAGGAGAAGTATCAGCAGAGACTTGCTGTGAGTGGCGATTTAGAGTACAATTACTTCATCAGTGATATAATGTCATGCATGACAGATAACGTGATTGCCGGAGCATATGGACATGAATCACAGTACATAGGTAAACCCGGATATGCGGAGTCGGAGATATTTGCGGACGTATATGCTGCATTGTATCAGTCGGATGATATAACTGTAAAATTCATAAAAAGCGAATTGCCAGAGCTATATGAAGCATTTATGAAAGTGCTAAAGAGGTAATTATGTTCAAAAAAGAATTTGTTGAAAAAATGAAAAACGATGAGGAACTGCAGGAGTTGCGCAGGAAAGTATTATCTTTCTCCGAAAAAATGGGAGATGCCGCATACATCATCGGAAAAGATAAAAGCTATGAGGATTATAAAGAACGTTTACGAAGAATGGTAAAAGAACATGAAGCCACCGGTCAGTAGATTGGTGGTATTTTTATCTCGAAAAAAGAAAATTGCACCGGTGCAACAAATAATCTGGAATCAACACGCTTCATGGCGTGTTTTTTTATGCCCAAACACGAGCAAGGCAATAAACTGCAGCGTGACCGGAGACACCGAAGACAATGGATCGCAGTAAGGGTGACACCCTCAAAATGGAAAGGAGCACGTTATGTTTTACAAGACAGTAAGAAGATTCTTAGACCCCGATGGAAGCCAGGGCGGAGCACCGGCAGGAGAACAGACTGATCAGCAGTCACAGCAGAATGCAGCACCGCAGATTGACTATGGAAAAATCCAGCAGATGTTGGATGGAACGCTTGCGGCAAAAGAGGATACGGCATTGAAAGCCTATTTCAAGCAGCAGGGGCTTTCCCAACAGGAGGTGGAACAGGCTATAGCAACCTTCAAGGAACAGAAGGCGGCAAATCAGCCGAATGTGGAAGCATTGCAACAGCAGGCTGCAACCGCTGTGGCCGAGGCAAGACAGGCACAGATCCAACAGGCAGCGACGATGGCAGCAGTCGGACTGGGAATCAGCGTAACATCCATCCCGTATCTGTTGAAGATGGCAGATCTCAGCCAGGCAGTAGGACAGGATGGAAAGATCAGCAATGAGAAACTTACGGAAGCCCTGAATAAGGTGCTGGAGGACATTCCTGCATTAAAACCGCAGGAGACAGATACTACTGGTTTCCTTCATGTAGGGACAGGCGGAGATCCTTCGCAGCATACACAGCAGGCAACCGTACAACAGACACAGACACCGACCAAAAGATGGAATCGGTGGAACTAAGGAAAGGAAGGTATAAGATATGCCTAATTTAAACTATGCACAGCAGTGGAGTCCTGAACTCCTGCAGATTCTGATGCAGGGAGCGTTAACCTCTCCCTTCATTACATCTAATGTAAGATGGCTGGATGCGAAGACATTCCACTTTACACAGATGAGCACCACTGGTTATAAGAATCACAAGAGAACTGGTGGTTGGAACATGGGATCCTTTGATCAGACAGATGTTCCGTTTACAGTAACCCATGACAGAGACGTTCAGTTCCTGGTAGACAAGGCAGATGTGGATGAGACCAACGCAACTGCATCCATGCAGAATATCTCCAGAACCTTCGAACAGACTCAGGTAGTGCCTGAGACAGATGCCCTGTTCTTCTCCCGTGTGGCACAGGTGGCACAGAAGACGGAGGGATATCACAGCCAGACCGCTATTTCTGCTTATACCAAGGCAAAGGTATTCGGAATGCTGAAGGACATCCTTGCGAAAGGAAAGTTGAGACGGTACAAGGCAAATGGTAGCCTGCTCACGTATGTGGCCAGTCCTATTATGGATGCACTGGAGCAGTCCACTGAGTTTACCCGTAAAATTGAACTTACACAGATCGCTGAGGGTGGTATCGGCATCGAGACCAGAGTAACGGAAATCGATGGTGTACCCATCATGGAAGTTATCGACGATGAGCGTTTCTATGATGCTTTCGACTGGGAGCCTACTGAGGGCGGATTTGCTCCGCTGAAAAAGGTGGCCGAGGACACCAGTAACCACGTTGCTGCTGTAACCGGAGCTCATAAGATCAATGTACTGGTGGCATGCGGACAGACATGTAAGACGGTTCCTAAGATTGCTTCTATCTATTATTTCAATCCCGGAACACATACAGAAGGAGACGGATACCTGTACCAGAATAGATCTCTGTCTGATACCTTTGTGTTCCCCAATGGACGTGACGGCAAGGTGGATAGCGTCTATGTAGATGTGGATACCATGGAGTACACCGGGGAGTAAGGAGGGCATATGTCCTATAAACCTTATGTAAGAAAAGAAGAGTACACAGAGATCTATAATGGCAGCGTGATTCCTGACGGAGAGCTTGAAAGAGCACTTCGTCAGGCCTGCCGGCATATTGACAGTCTGACATTTAACCGGATTGTGGCAGCAGGATTCGATCATCTGACAGCTTTTCAGCAGGAGACCATCAAAGAGGTTGTCTGCATGCAGGCAGATTTCGAATATGAAAATGCAGATGAAATCAATACGATTTTATCCAGCTATAGCATTAATGGAGTATCCGCACAGTTCGGAAGTTCCTGGAATGTTTTCATGGAAAAAGGTATTGCCATGAAGCGGGATGTGTATTCGTTACTGACTCAGACAGGCCTGTGTTGCAGAATTGCGAGGTGATCCTATGAAATATCCATGTTTGGTGCCTAAAAGATTATGTAAGACAGATATCTCTGTTGCGATAGATCAAGAAGGACTGAACGAATACGGGGAGCCATTGAAGCCAGTGGAGTATTACGGACAATGTAACTATCAGGACAAGGCAAAAACTGTGCTGACCACGGAGAAGAAACTGATAGAGATCACCGGAACAGCATTGTTTCCCGGAGATATTTGTCCTGATCTTCCGGTCATATCCGGAGGCAGTGCTGTGATATTTGGGGGTAAGCGCAGGATTCTTGAGGGTCGTAAGGCGAGAAACTCGGATGGAACAGTCAACTATACGGAGGTGATGCTGATATGATCAGTGTAAATTCCACAGTAAAGCTGAATTTTCCGAAGATCCAACAGCTGACGAAAGCACAGGTGATGGCTTTAGAGCAGACTGCGGAGGCATTACATACCAATGTAGTGCAGGCCCAGGTATTTCCGAGGGATACCGGTAATCTGCAAAATGAGAGTACTTTTGTGGATTACTCTGAGAGCAGTCAGGGAAAAGTCAGTATCATTTCCAGTACGCCATACGCAAGACGCCTTTATTTTCACCCGGAATATCATTTCCAGAAGACGGAGAATCCGAATGCAAGAGGTGAATGGTATGAGGACTGGATTTCTGGGAAGAAATCAGAGTACTGCCAAAAGGCATACAAACAAATATACAGGAGGATTGCCGGATTATGATGTTATCGGATGTACGAGATTATGTGGAATCCCTTGAACTGGCAGATCAGGTATATATGGGTAGTCTGCCGGACAAGCAGGAAAAGTCCATTGGAGTTTATAATAGCAAGCATCAGCAGGAGTATAAGACAGCACTGGGAGGACCCCAGCTTGCGTCTTACGGGACAAAATATGTCAGCCTGTTGATTCACTGGAATAATTCGCCCCGCTTGTCGGAAAAGGCAGCCATGACTGTATTTGAGGCAGTGGAGACTGCAAGAAATGTAACGGTCAACGATGAGTTGATAAAATTTATACAGCCTCTCTATGAACCCCAGGATGTCGGAAAGGATGATGCCGGTATCTGCGAATGGGTCATAGAGATGGCTGTTATTTATGAGAAAGGAAAAGGTGAAAAAGAATGAGTACACCTATTACAGGAGTATACCCCTGTTATGAAAACCAGTTCCAGATCGATGCTGCGGAAAGCGGAGCTGAAAAAAATATGGTTAATATTGCGGACTGTGAGACATTCAGCGTATCCTTCGACAATGGAGTAGAGGAATGGCATCCTTTTACGGAAGCAGGATGGGTAAGACGTCTGCTTACCAGTAAAGGTGTCACGATTTCCGTGACTGCAAAAAGGAACGTTGGAGATGCCGGTAACGATGCTGTAGCGTCTCTTGCATGGGTAAACGGCCGCTCCGCAGAGAAAAATGTCCAGTGGACGTTCCCGGATGGAACGGTGGTTAAATTTAACGGGGCAGTTATCAACGTGAAAAATATCGGCGCTGGAGACTCTACAGCCGTGGCTCCTCTGGAGTTTGATATTATGAGCAACGGCAAACCGGAGATTTCTACAGCAGCATAAAAACAGGAGGCTATTATGGCAAAGAAAATCGTAGATATTACAGAAAAACTGAATTTTGATGAGAATCCGGTATTGAAGGTGAAGGATGTCACCATAGAAGTCAATTCCGATGCAGCCACTGTACTGAAGATCATGGGTCTTTTTTCAAAGGGTACATCAGCTAAAGAAGTGTTGGCGGTATATGAACTGATTTTCAATGAGAAGGATCGGAAAAAGATCGATAAACTGAATCTCCAGTTTAAGGATTTACAGACGATCATCATGGCAGCAGTAGACCTGATCACGGGAGATGAAGAGCCGGGAGAGCAGTGACCCGTACTATGATCTGATCGGAGATTACAGTCTGATCGTATCATCCTTCCAGGCGCAGTACGGGATCCGGCTGTCGAAAGAAATTGATACCATGAAGTGGGATGAGTTTAAGGACCTTCTTATCGGAATCGGACCGGAGATACCTCTGGGACGGATCGTAGCAATCCGGGCCGAGGAGGATAAGGATATCTTAGACCATTTTACTCCGGAACAGCACAGAATCAGGAATGAATGGCGTGCAAACAGAGCAAAAAAGGTAACGCCTGATAATATGGCGGCAGTCCTTGATCAACTGAAGAATGCGTTCATTTCTCTGGCAGGGGGCGATATACATTGAAAAAGTAGATAAGAAAAAAGTAGTGTGTCCTTACTGTGGGCATCCGGTGAATGCAATGCAGACGGAAGATGCACATTGCAGGGGAATCTATTTCCGCTGTAAAAATAAGGACTGTAAAAAGATTTTTGAGTTGAAGTTATAAGACGCTGTGCCGATGTGCCTGTCTTAGAAGGCAGGCTGGTCATGAGTGAAGCTACAAGCGTTGGACAGATCGGATTAGATCTGGTCGTAAATAAAAAAGATTTTAATAAGCAGATGAGCGGCATCCAGAACCTTGCTACGAAAGTAGGTAAGAAACTGGCTGCCGCTTTTGCTGTAAAAAAGCTCGTAGATTTCAGCGAGAAATGCATCGAACTGGGATCAGATCTGAGTGAAGTGCAAAATGTTGTGGATGTAACATTCCCGGCAATGTCGAAGCAGGTAGATAAATTTGCGCAGAATGCCGCAACTGCATTTGGACTGTCCGAGACGATGGCCAAGAGGTACACAGGTACCTTCGGTGTTATGGCCAAGGCTTTCGGGTTCAGCGAGAAGCAGGCATACGATATGTCTACCACCCTGACAGGGCTGGCGGGAGATGTGGCATCCTTTTATAACATATCTCAGGACGAAGCATATACAAAGCTGAAATCGGTATTCACTGGAGAAACAGAGAGTCTGAAAGATCTTGGTGTCGTCATGACACAGACGGCACTGGATGCCTATGCTATGGCCAACGGCTACGGGAAGACTACTGCGGCTATGTCGGAGGCAGAAAAGGTAGCCCTACGGTATTCCTTTGTGCAGAGCAAACTGGCGACGGCATCTGGGGATTTTATGCGGACTTCTGATGGCTGGGCCAATCAGGTCAGAATCCTGAAGCTGCAGACTGAGTCTTTTATGGCGGCAATCGGTCAGGGATTGATCAACGTCCTGACACCGGCAATCAAGGTGATCAATACCCTGATGGGAAAACTGGTACAGCTGGCGAATGTATTTAAAGCATTTACGGATAAATTTGCCGGGAAGAAGGGTAATGCTGTAGCCACAGGCATGGCGGCTGCGGAGGATGCGTCTGCCGGAATCAGTGATAATATTAATGCCGCAGGAAAAGCAGCTAAAAAGTTAGGCGGATTACTTCCGTCGGATGAACTGGATTTACTCTCCCAAAAGACAGATTCCTCTTCGGCATCCGGAGAATCTGCAGGAATAGATATCGCTGGTTTGCAGACTTCCACGCAGGAGGCTGAAGCCAGTGCGGATAAAATTTCGAAAAAACTTTCTGACGCATTCAAGATTCCCGGTGTCAAAAATTTTGCAGATCAGTTCAACAATGGTCTGAAAAAGATTGATTTCGGAAATCTGAAGGATAATTTTTCAAGAATCATGGCTCAGATGGATCCATTGGCCAAAACTACAGTCAGAAACATTGAGACAATCATGGATCCGCTGGGAGGATATCTCGGAAACAGAATCGGAAATAAGATTGCTGTTACAGCCAAAGCGGTAGACCTGGGGCTGGATGGAATTGCAAGCTATCTGGAGCGCAACAGGAAAAAGATAGAATCCTGGAGCAGTGATGTAAGCAAGTCTATTGCGAACGGATTTACTAATCTTACGGATATCAATGAGCAGATATACAATAATCTGCTCGGGGCACTGGATAAAGCAGGACCTGATATTGTAAACGGAATCAATGATATTCTGACAGGCTGTACTGGATTTGGAATGTCACTGGGAACAATCTTCGCGGAAGGGTTTGAAATTTCCACAGAACACACATCCCAGTGGATGAAAGACAATCAGGAACTGATAGAAGGTACGCTCACTGATCTGTTTGATTTCGGTGGAGAATGTGCATCACTGGCAGGACAGATTGTAGGAAATCTTGGTAGTTCGCTTACAGATTGGTGGGAATCTCAGGGGAGTAGTACCTTTGGGAATATTGTAGATGCCTGGAATGATATCAAGAAGACGGTTTTAGAACTGTGGAATGATATTGCAATGCCAGTACTGAACCATGCTAGGAAAGCGATACAGGAGCTATGGGAAGAAAATCTCAGACCACTATGGGACAACGTTCTTGATCTGATCAGCTCAGTAGGCGATTTCCTTGCAGCCGCGTGGAGTACCGTAATCAAACCAATTATCGGGTATCTGGCACCGACAATCAAGCAGGTGGCAGACATTGTGATAAACATCATGAGTACAGTATTCGCAACCGTGTCAGACATTATATCCGGAGCCATGAAAATACTGGGAGGACTGTTGGACTTCCTCACCGGAGTGTTTACAGGCAACTGGAAAAAGGCATGGGAAGGCTTACAGAAAATTACGGATGGAATCTGGCAAGCAATATGGGGATCTATCAAGGGAGTATGTAATCTGATCATTGATGGTGTGAATGCAATGATATCATTGATATATTCTACACTACGCAATGTGGTAAATGGAATCGGAAGCGTCGCAAAGAAGGCAGGAGATCTGGTTGGAAAAGACTGGGGCTTCGAAATGCCGAGTGATCCACCGCAGATACCTAAATTGTGGAATGGTGGATATGTCAAGGCTAATACGCCACAGCTTGCTATGATCGGTGATAATAGGCATCAGGGAGAAATTGTATCACCCGAAGATAAGTTACAGAAAATGGCACTAAGCGCAGCACAGGCGGCAGCGGGATCGGGAGGATCCATATCTGCGGAAAAGCTGGATAAGATCATTACATTGCTGGAGACTATCATCAGAATATTGGCGTCAGGCAATACGATAGAAATCAATGGTGTAAAATTTGCGGAACTACTGAAAAAGATAAACAGGGAGTACTTTAAGGCAACTGGAAATTACCTGTTGCTGGATGTATAAGGAGGCAGCAGGATGGCATTTCAGGCATGGTTATTAAAAGTGGGAGATACTGATATTTCAAAGTATGTAGATATTGAGACCTATAAGGTGAGTCCGGATCAGCGTGCAGATCTGGACTCTGACAGAAATGGTTTGAATATTTTATACCGGGAAGTTGCAGATCATTATACAACAAAAATTGAGTTCAATACGATTCCACTGGAAGCATGGGAAATGACAGAATTTCTACAAGCAATGGAAAAAGCGTACATAAAGGAGAAGGAAAGAAAGGTTATTGTAACTTATTTCGATGTAAATACCGGAGGATATAAATCGGGAGAAATGTATGTACCAAATTATACAGTAGAGACAAAAAGTTGGAATGGTATGGAATTATGGTATAAGCCATTACGTGTTGCGTTCCAGGAGTATTAAGAGGGAGAGGGAATGATAGATTATAAATATAAAGATTTTTATAATGATACATCCGTATCCAAAAGAATGCAGATACAATGTAGTGACGGGAGTGTACTGAATGAAGATGACTGGAAAGGTGAAAGTGCAGAGCTTACTGAGAGACTATGCTCAGAGAGTGAACTAAGTTTTGGCAGGTGTGAGGCGAGTACTTTTAAACTGAGAGTCAGGGAACGAATAGTACCTCTTGCCGGAAAAAAGATAACCGTATCCGTAACATTGGAAGGAGCCGAAGAGGCTCCTTTTATGATGGGAGTTTATAAAGTAGATTCTGATGTACCTACAGCAGATAGAAGATGTCGGGATATTGTAGCCTATGATGCCATGTACGACATCCTAAATGCAGAGATATCCGGGTGGTATAACAGCCTGACATTTCCAATGACGCTTAGACAGTTCAGAGATAGCTTTTGTGCTTATGTCGGTGTGGAACAAGAAGAAATCACACTGGTCAACGATGATATGGTGGTAGAAAAAACTATCGATCCGGGAGAGCTCCCGGGGAAAACGGTTATTGAATCCATCTGCGAGATTAACGGATGTTTTGGGCACATCGGTAGAAATGGAAAACTGCGGTATGTGGTGCTGGAGCAGATGATAGAGGGGCTGTATCCAGCGGATGATCTGTATCCGGCAGATGACCTTTATCCTGCAGATCCGATGGGCACCACAGAGGTATCTCGTAGCCACTATATCTCTTGTCAGTATGAGGATTTTATCTGCCAGCATATTGATAAGCTGCAGATCCGTCAGGAGGAAAATGATATCGGGGCAATCTCCGGTACTGGCAATAACTGCTATATCATTGAGGACAACTTTTTGGTGTATGGCAAGTCTGCTGCAGACCTGCAGATCATCGCAGACAACGTCCTCAGCGTGATCGGTGTCGTATGGTACCGTCCGGCACAGGTGGAAGCCCGCGGCAATCCCTGCCTGGAGGTAGGGGATGGCATCTTGTTGCACACGACTCGGGAGACCATTTATACCTACATCCTGCAGCGCACATTAAAAGGCATACAGGCACTTCGTGACAGCTATACGGCGGAGGGCGAGGAATACAGGACCGGACAGGTCAATGGACTGCAGAAGCAGATTATCCAGTTAAAGGGAAAAACCAACACACTGACTAGGACGGTGGATGAAACTCGTCTGGAAATGAAAGATATCAACCAGAATCTGTCCACGCAGATCAGCATCAATGCACAGCAGATACTTACCAAGGTATCCAAGGACAATATCGTATCTGAGATCAATCAGACGGCGGAGAGCATAAAAATCAAAGCCGAAAGGATAGATTTGGTTGGTATCGTCAATGCAGATGAAATGGTAGTAAAATATGCGACCATTGAGAACTTGAATATAACCAAATTGGAGTTAAACAACCTGATTGCTACCAAGGCGACTATTGATTCACTGAATGCTGTCAGTGGCCGCGTGGGGAGCCTGGAAGCAGATCATGTGACTACATCTGATCTGTCAGCCGTATCAGCCCGTCTGAGCAACGTGGAAGCCAACTATATCAGCGCCAGCACTGTAAAGGCAGACTACATGGAGGTATCCAACTGGACATCCTCTGGGGTGATTAAAGCGGACAGAATCAGCGCTGCGACTATCGTAAATAAGCTATCAAGCGTTGATCTGGTCAGCGTAAGAGCAATGGGTGTCAGCGGGTACATGAATTATAAAGGTACAGTAGTTGCGTGGAGAACAAAAACCATTAGTGGGACTGTTATAACTTATTTGGGACCGGAGGATTAAGAGATATGAGCAATTTAGAAATCAAGGAATTTAGTCAGGCAATCGCAAATTTTGTAGAAGCATCTCCGTTGCCGGAGGAAGTTAAGCGCATGGCATTGCAGGAGAATTTGGCACGACAGGAACAGAAAGCCAGGGATGCATTGATGGCAGAGATTGCGGCCAGGGATGCTGCCGAGGTTGCAAAACAGGAGGTGAAGCAGGATGCAGAGAGCGTATGACTGGGAAGAGGATTACTGGGAGAATAAACCATCTATCAAAACAGCATTAAATAAGACCAACATGGACAAGCTAAGTAATGCGACTCGCATTATTGACGAGCGTGTGATTACACTGGATCTGACTAAGCTGTCAACTACAGAGGCTAATGGGATGATCACGGGAATTACCATTAATCAGGATAATGGCGATATTACGATTACGTATTATTCTGGAGCAACCAAGGTATTACATACCCTGATGGCACAGATTGCCATCAACTTCGGCTATGATCCGGTTACCGAGCAGCTTATTATCTACTTAAAAGATGGAACAGAACAGTACATAGATATGTCTGCACTCATCACGCAGTTTGAGTTTTTAGACTCGGATACCATTTATTGGACCATTGGGGAAGATGGCAAGGTAAAAGCAGATATAAAGAAAGGGAGTATTACGGCGGATAAGCTGCAGCCAGATTACCTGGCAGACATTACGGTACAAGCGGAAACAGCCAAACAGCAGGCCACAGCATCTGCAGCATCCGCAGCGCAGGCAAAGATAGATGCAGACCGGGCGGAGACCTACGCCAGCATCACAGAACCTAAATTTTATTTAGACGAAACCACGATGAACCTTTATATGAAGGATGGCGTGGGTGTGGATTTTGTAACTGACGACAACGTACTGTACTGGAAAGTAGCATAAGGAGGAGTGAACTATGGCAGCACCGGAAGGATATAAGACCCTCGGAAAAATTGGAATATCTTACAAGGGAGATTACAACTCCAACACTGCGTATGAGCGGTTGGATGCTGTATTGCACAACGGAAGTACATATCTGGCCATTAAGGATGCCCCTGACGGAGCTCCGAGGGATGACAAGATCAACTGGATATATTTGGCCAAGGGCTTTAGCAGCGATATTGGAGATTCCGAAATTACATTCACAGAGGCAGAAGCCCGGGAAAACATCAATACCGGCGAGAGTGTAAAGACGGTCTTTGGCAAGATCAAGAAGTTTTTTGCGGATCTCACAGCACCGGCATTTGCCCAGATGATCACTACCAAGGATGATCTGCTGGCCACCAAAGCCACCGGCTATGTCCCGGATGCCAAGGCGGTGGCAGATGCGGTTACTGATGTAACTGGCAAGTTAAACCAAGATGCCGATTTGACTTTAGTAAATTGTGTATCGTGGAGTTCCGATAATAGCATTTCCAAAATTGGTAACAGGGTATTTGTCACAATAGGCGTACAAATTACATCTGAGCAGTCTAGCGGATCATTAATCATTACCAATATTGCAAAGACATATTACCCTAAAAATGCGTATGTTAGAGCAAATGCAACAGGTGGTACAAGCGGCAACAATCATAATATTTATATTAATAAATCTAGTGGTACGATAATATTAAACCCATCAACGGAACGGTATTATTCTGCCAGTTTCTCATATTTGTCAGATTGAGATTTATTTGAAGAAGCAGCCCAATACCTTGGATTAATTAATTATTTATATGCCACAACAAAATTTAATATAAATGTTGCATCATTGCTAACATTTGCAATTTGATATGCATAAAACTTGCTATTACTTGCAAATCTTACATTAACTGCCCAATCACAATTTGCAAACACCCCAAATACATTTGCATTGTTTGGCAATCCAAAGTCAGACAAGGAGCCTAAAAAGGACTGTCTATTCGCCGCTAATAGAGTAACAGATGTTGATATTGATGCAAATTTCAAACCATTTAAATTGCCATTTAACGAAGTAAATCAGATGGCGGGCGCAGCCACAAGAGCGCAAGAAAGGAGCCCACATGGGTTACATTAAATTTAAAAATAAAGAGACCGTACAGAAGGTCATAGTATCTGAAGAGAGTCCTCATGTGATCAGAATCACCGGAGACAATCTCGTTGTAAATACTGACGGCTTCAGTCTCTATCTGGACGAAGATTGCAAATATCCGCTCGATAATGGTGAGTATGAGGCATACAATACTTTGTTCCGAGAAGGTGACGGCTGGTATGAGCTGTCCGATGACGGATCTGTCTATGTTGAGCCGGTTGCACCGGTGCAACCGGAGCCCACAGAGGAAGAACTGGCAGAAATGGCCAAACAGGAACAAATCCGACAGGTAACAGCACAGATCAATGACTTGAAGGTACAGATTGCTGCAAGCGACTATAAAGTAATCAAGACCTACGAGTATTCTCTGCTGGGAGAGCAGGCGGAATACGACATGGAAACAGTCCATGCTGAGCGCCAGAATCTCCGGGATCAGATCAACGCACTGGAGACGCAGCTGACAGAATTAACAGCAGAGTAGGAGGCTGCCAATGAGAGCAAGAGACGGACCCGCGTAATTACATAGTAACCATTGAGCCAAGAGCCGATTACTTCCCTGCCGGGAGGTGACCGGCTTTTATATTTGAGTGAGGTGCGGCATGAATGAAACCGAAATGGAACATCGACTTACTGAGGTAGAAGCCAGATCGAAATCCAATACTCATCGAATTGATAAGTTGGAGAGAGTGACGGAAGAGATCCATACCATGTCAACCACAATGATCCAGTTGGTAGAGGAAGTAAAACACACCAATGAGACGGTATCCAGCTTAAACCAGAAAGTTGAAAAGATGGATAGCCGTGTGGATGATATGGAGCGTGCCCCGGGAAAAGAATGGAGCAACGCAAAAAGAACACTATTTAATACTGCAGTAGGAGCAATCATTACATTCCTGATTACTGGACTGATCTTTGCAGCTGTCCAGGCATTTTAAGAAAGAGAGGATAACATTATGGATTTATCATTTTTATTGCAACTCGTAGACCCTATCACTCTGGGAATCTGTCTGCTTACAGGCTATGTGCTTAAGGAAGCATTTGACAATTTTCCCAACAAGTTTATTCCGCTTGCATCCCTGAGCATGGGAACCATCATTGCAATCATTATCCACCTGCAGGCGGGAATCAATGCAGAGGTTGTGCTGGGTGGTATGATCTCCGGACTGGCGGCCACCGGTATGTACGAGCTGCTTAGAAATTTACTTGATTTTGATGGAAAGAAGGAGGAATAAGCCATGATGAAAGGCATTGACGTAGCAAAATGGAACGGAGTTATCGACTGGGCGAAGGTGAAAAAGGCAGGGGTAGAGTTTGCCGTACTGAAAGTCATCGATAAATCCAATAAAACAGAGTTGTCTTTTGTCAGAAACTATGCGGGAGCAGCTGCACAGGGACTGCCCATTGATGTCTACAATTATCTGTACACCATAACAGAGACGGCAGCGAGGGCAGCGGCCAAAGCAGTGGTAAACACACTCGCCGGTAGAAAGGTCGGCAAGGTGTGGGCGGATGCTGAGGATACCTGTCTCAAAAACAAAGGTATCAAACTGATCAGAATTTTGAATGCCTATAAGGAAGTGATCGAGGCAGCAGGCTATGAGTTTGGGGTGTATACCGGATTGTCTTTCTACAACAGTTATATCAAGCCATATAAAGAATATATTGACTGTGATTTTTGGATTGCAAGGTATCCGTCTACGAAGGATATGACAATTGCTATGGATCCACCTGCATCCAAAAAACCGGCCATCTGTCATAATCTTTGGGGCTGGCAGCACTCTAGCCGTGGCAGAGTGCCTGGCATCGGCGGATATGTAGATCTGGATATCTGCTATACAATGGTGGGCAGTAATGGTACCGTGCAGTCCACTACGGCATATTATCCCAGATATACCGGTACATCCGGATCCATCGTGGCGGCACTTAATGCCATCGGAGTAAACTCCGGTTATGCCACTCGTAAGCTGATTGCGAAAGAAAATGGTATTACTGGCTATGTAGGATCTGCGAAGCAGAATACACAGATGTTGACACTGCTGAAAAATGGTAAGCTTAAAAGAATCTGATTAGAGGAGACGGAGAACATGAAGGTGTGTTCTCCGTCTTTTATAATCGTAAATGCTGCATCATAGCGAAATGTTGACAAATGTGTCAAAAAAATGTATATTGTATATACAGAAATGTATATACATCATTTTAATGTAAGACAAAAGAAATTTCACAATTTGTTCGCTTGTATGTTCTGTGAACATATAGTAGACTAAGGAATGCACCTTTTCAATTGTGGAGCGAAAGGAAAATGTGGAATGAAGACATTATTTACTGAGGCATTTGTTAAAGGTTTTGTTAGGGTGTTGGACTTAAGCGGTACGAAAGAATGGCCAGAAATATCAGATGGAATGCAGTCTGATTATGAGGCACTAAGGAAAGATTGGGAAAATGTCGGAGAAAACATCAGAAAATCCAAAAGAAACTGTAGTAGAGTCTGAAGAAACGCCAGTAGAGAACTCTAAGGAACTAAATCAGTTAGCAAATGATATTTCTAAGGAAATTAAGCACGTAGAGAATGAAGAAAATGCGACTGGCAATGTTGAAGAACATTTAGATAATTATGAAAAAGTAGCTACGGTTGTAACTAGGGTGATGGCAAGAGAATTTAGGGGACCTATTCCGGCTCCAGATATTTTGGCTGAATATGAAAATATTTCACCTGGATTTGCAGATAGGATTATTTCTATGGCTGAGCGACAGTCGCAACATCGTCAGGAAATTGAAAAAACTCAGGTAAAGGCAGAAAGCAGAGATAGCCTTTTAGGAGTTATATTCGCATTCTTGCTAGGAGGCGGTTCACTAACTGGATGTGTGTTAATGGTCTCTTGGGTTCCAAATTCTGCAGGAGCCATATGCGGAGCCGTTTTGGGCGTTACTGGAATTAGTGCAATCGTGGGGACATTTCTTAAGAACACACGAAAACAAAGTAGAAATGCGCAAAAGGAAAATTGAATATTGCAAATTATAGAAGAAATAGTAAGGCTTTTTAGTACTTACTATTTCTTTTTTTGAAGTCACACTTATAGGAAGGTCAAATTGCTAGTTATATAAAAAAGGGGTGAGGGCCTCTTTTTTAGTATAGTAGCTGTATTTCCATACACGGTGGTGCGAACCCGGGGGCCACATATAATGGAAGAAAGGAAAGCGAGGATGTTCTGGCGCTGACACTGGCGGTGGGGAGTATTTTGGAGGAAAATGGAGTGGATGTGTATTATACCAGAACCACGGATGTCTACGAGTCCCCGTACCAGAAAGCACAGGAGGGAAACGAGGTGGGAGGAGACTATTTTGTCTCGATCCATCGGAATTCCAGTCCTTATCCGAACCAGTACAG